AAGAGATCCAGACTTTAAAGGGATTGGTGGAGAGAAGTTTTGGCAAGGTGTTATTGATCAATTCTATGCAAAATATGTACGACTCGGAGAGTGGCATGTTGACATTGTCAATGACGCTAAAAGAGATAGAAAACTCACAATGCCAACAGGACGGATCTATTACTATGAACCTGATGTTAGAGGAGGGCAAGTTAAATGGCCTAGAACAAAGATATTAAATTACCCTGTGCAAGGACTAGGTGCAGACCTAATGGCAATTGCAAGAGTATCTTTGAGTAACAGACTTAAGGGTATTAAAAATGTTAAACTAATCAATACTGTACATGATTCAATTATTGTTGACTTTGATGAAGAAGTATGCGATAATACTAGTATGGTAAAGATTGTTGATAAATGTTTTACGGATATTCCAGCAAACTTTAAAAGATTGTTTGGAGTAGATTTTAATCTTCCCATGAGGGTCGAGTGTCAAGTAGGACCTAACTGGGGCAATATGGAGATAGTAAATGTTAATTAATATTATAGATGTTGGTGCACCAAATACTCATGCTGCAAAGAATGGCAGATCTTATCAATCAATTGAAGTAACTTACAAAGATGATCAAGGTCAAGTAAAGAATAAAAAGTTAATGTCCTTTAGTAATCCTAGTGTGTTTAATCACATTAAAGATTTGACTAAAGGTGATCAAATTAATCTACGAACTGAAAAAGATGCTGCTGGTTATTGGCAGTGGATTGGTCTTGAAGGAGATAAAACTGTGGCAACTGAAACTAAAACAGCACCTCAAACTGGTGGTCGTGTAACTGGTAGCAACTATGAAACTAAAGAAGAACGTGCTGCACGTCAAGTGCTAATCGTTCGTCAATCATCCTTATCTAGTGCTGTAGAGTTACTAGGTCCAGGTAAATCAGTAGAAGAAGTATTAGCAGTAGCTAAACAATTCGAAGATTATGTCTTTGCTAAATCAACAGGCATTGATGCAATTAATGAAATGGAAGATGACTTTCCTCTATAATGAAAGCTCTTATTGATGCTGACATAGTAGCGTATAGGGTTGCCTGTACGTTAGAAGATGACGATGCCGAAGACTTTGTATATGCTAGAGCAGAAGATCTAATAGATCAAATCCTAGTCAATACTGAAGCAACTGAGTATCGTCTCTTCTTAACAGGAAAGAATAACTTTAGGTATACAATATACCCTGAGTATAAAGCTCATCGTCCTAAAGAGAAACCATTCTGGCTTGAAAAATGTAGACAATATCTTATTGCTACATTTAATGCAGAAGTAATTGATGGACAAGAAGCTGATGACGCTTTAGGTATTGCTCAAACAGAGGATACAATCATATGCTCTATTGACAAAGACCTACTTATGATTCCTGGTCGGCACTATAACTTTGTTAAAGACGAGTTTCAAGAAGTTACCAATGATTCAGGTATGCTTCATTTCTATATGCAATGTTTAACTGGGGACCGTTCTGATAACATTAAAGGTATTGAAAAGATTGGCCCTAAAAAAGCAGAAAAGATTCTAGCTGGTTGTGTAACAGAACAAGAAATGTTTAATGCTGTTCGTGAAGCATACAGCAATGATGAAGAATTCTTAATGAATGGTCGTGTATTATGGATTAGACGTAAAGAAAATGAAGACTGGAAGGATAAGTTTAATGAACTCGTTCAAGAGCAAACTCGAGGAACAAGTATGGAAAATCCTGAAGAGTAACTTTTCTTCAGTTAAATATGAACCTGATAAGTTTAAATATATACAACCTGAAAAAGAACGAATGTATATCCCTGACTTTAGAACAGGACGTAGAAAGATTTATCTAGAAGCAAAAGGTAAACTGGATTTAGATACAAGACAAAAGATGGTATGGTTTAGGGATTGTAATCCTAATACAACTGTTATCTTTTTATTTATGAATCCTGATAATAAAATTAACAAACGTAGTAAAACAACTTATTGGATGTGGGCAGATGCTAACGGCTTTAAGTGGTTAGACTTTAGAAAGGATTGGTTAAGTGATTATAAAGAATTGTGTGCAAAACTCTGATGGATCTTTAGACTTTGATTTCCATGTTGATGCTAATGAAGCTTCGTTCTTAATGGATTTAGCTATTAAAGAATTAGTAAGACGTGGTGTGTTTAGTATTGCTACAGATGTAGCCCAACAAGAACTAGATTTATTTAAAGAAGATGGAGGTATGGTATCATGAGTCAAGGAAATTCACCAGCATTCCCGTGTCAAGATAATAATAAACAAATCTATACGGGTATGAATCTTAGAGATTACTTTGCACTAGAAGCACTAAATAGTTTATTGCGTGTTAAGTCTTATGCAGATGTTAAAAAGTTTGCAGAACACTCTTATAAAATTGCAGATGCAATGCTTGATGAAAGATTAAACTATAAATGAATAAGCAAAACTACTGGGTAAAGATTCGTTATGAGACAGAGATACGGGTTCATTGTCCAAATGAAAACGTAGCTAAAGATCATGCAATGGAATTATTCATTGCTGCTTTACCTAATGTTAATGCAAATGATTTAAGAATTATCCATGTAGAAACTTCTGAGGATCGTAAATGAGTAAGATACTTTTATTAGATATTGAAATGGCACCAAACGTAGCTCATGTATGGGGTATATGGGATCAGAATATTGGTATTAATCAATTACAAGAATCCTCTTATGTTATGTGTTATGCAGCCAAATGGCTTGGTGATAAAAAAATGATGTTTGATTCTGTTAAGAAATCTGGTGATAAGAAAATGCTTGAAGGCATTCATAAATTACTAGATGAGGCTGATGCCGTCATCCATTACAACGGTAAACGATTTGATATCCCATCACTCAATAAAGAATTCTTATTACATGGCATGTTCCCACCTGCCCCATTTAAAGAAATTGATTTGCTTACTGTTGCTAAAGGTCGTTTTAGATTTGTATCTAACAAACTTGATTATGTTGCACAGCAACTAGGATTAGGTAAGAAGACTGAACACAGTGGTCATGAGTTATGGGTACAGTGTATGGCTGGTATTCCTAAAGCATGGAAGATTATGGAAGCATACAACAAGAATGATGTTATTCTTCTTGAGAAAGTATATGAACGATTTAAACCTTGGATTAAAAATCATCTTAACAACAATGTAATTAATGGTACGACTGATTGCTGTCCTACTTGTCAATCTAAAAACGTACAGAAACGTGGATTTAATATTACTACAACTAGCAGATACCAACGTTATCAATGTAGAACATGTGGTAATTGGTTCAGAGATGGTACAAATCTCAAACCAAAAGGATCACAGAAATTAGTTAACGTATGATTGTATTAATAATTATATTCCTATCATTGGCTTGCTACATAGATAAAAAACGTAGTAACTACTATCATCATAACCCCTCTAAAAAGTCTTGCAAATCTCAAAAAGGCATGGTATAATAATAGCATGAGTAAATTTCCTAAATTAGAAAAAGCTATAGAACAACAAGTGGCAGGTACACATTACAAGAAGTTTGTAATCCAACCTGTTGAATTTATTACTAAAAATAATCTTTCTTATATTGAAGGAAACATTATTAAATATATATGCCGATGGCAAGACAAAGGTGGAGTAGAAGATCTTAATAAGATTATCCATTATGTAGAACTATTGAAAGAACTTAAAACATAAAATGACATTAACATTGCAAGAAATTAAAATAAAACTTGCTGAAGAGTACGATGAAATAACTTTATTAGAAATCTTAGATATAAATTCTTTTGATCTTGTTGATGCTTTCTTTGACCGTATTGAAGATAAATACGAATTCTTTAACAAACAACTATCCATGGACGGAGATTTAGACTAATGGAATTAACAGACTACCAACGTTTTATTCATGCAAGCCGCTATGCTAGATGGATGCCTGAAGAGAGTCGTAGAGAGACATGGAAAGAAACTGTAGATAGATACACTGGATTCTTTAGTAATAGATTCCCTGACACTTTTCCTACAGAAGATGTAAACAAAGCAATACAAAATTTAGATGTAATGCCTAGTATGAGATGTTTAATGGCAGCGGGCACTGCTTTAGAACGTGATGAAATAGCTGGTTACAATTGTAGCTTTATTGCTATTGATTCCCCTAAAGCATTTGATGAAGTAATGTATGTTTTAATGTGTGGTACTGGCGTAGGCTTTAGTGTAGAACGTCAGTTTACTAATAACCTACCTACTATTGCGGAGGAATTTTATGACACTGATACAACAATTAGAGTTAAAGACAGCCGAATTGGATGGGCTAGTGCATACCG